GCAAAGGCCGGTGGTCAGATACGCGCAAACCACAGAGGTTGCGGTGCAGTAATGAATAACAGGCGTAAAAAGACCCTGTACGTATAGGAACAGACAATGGCTACATCTGGAACAACTGCATTTAACATGGACTTCACGGAAATCGCTGAAGAGGCGTGGGAGCGTGCTGGTCGTGAAATGCGTTCTGGATATGATCTACGCACTGCCAGACGCTCTATGAACTTAATGACCATTGAGTGGCAAAACCGTGGCATTAACATGTGGACGATTGACGAAGGTACGTTAAGCCTTACGCAAGGTACTTCTGAGTACACGTTACCTGCTGACACCATAGACTTGCTAGAACAACAAATTCGTACGGGCAGCGGTAATGCCACCACGCAATCAGATTTAACTATAAGTCGTATCAGTGTTAGCACGTATGCTTCTATACCCAACAAGCTAACTCAAGGCAGGCCGATTCAAGTATTTGTCGAGCGCCTGCGAGATGCCCCCAAAATTAATGTGTGGCCCGTTCCAGACAACAATAACTACGTATTCTACTATTGGCGTATGCGGCGTATAGAAGACGCAGGAGGCGGCGTAGAGACCGCTGATATGAACTTCAGGTTCTTCCCGTGTTTGGTAGCGGGTCTTGCGTACTATATCGCTATGAAAGAGCCAGAGCTGGTGGATCGTGTGGCTATGCTCAAACAAGCGTACGAAGAACAATTTGCACTGGCGGCGGGGGAAGACAGAGAAAAGACATCCGCACGCTTTGTGCCGCGTATCGGTAGAGCCTAGCAATGTCGAACCGTTTTGCGTCGTCTAAAAAGGCCATCGCGGAGTGTGATGTCTGCGGGTTTCGTTACAAGTTACGAGAGTTGAAGAAGTTAGTACGTAAAGGCATAGATACGAACATAAAGGCTTGCCCAGAGTGTTGGAACCCAGACCAACCGCAGCTAAAGCTAGGTGAGACCCCAGTGGACGATCCGCAGGCTATTCGAGATCCACGCCCTGATTTTGCTGGGTATGTGCAGAACAGAGATATACAATGGGGTTGGAACCCTGTAGGTATGGGGTTTGACCCATTTAACCTGACACCTAATGATTTGGTTGGGACGGGTCAGATAGGTACAGTAACAGTAACAACTTAGAGTCGTGATATGAAAGCACCAAAAGTAGTTAAGACCGTAGGATGGCCTACACCAGTAGAAGTAAAAGACGCGCCTAAGCCTGATATGGAGGGTGTTAAGACCACAGGCGTCAAAGTACGTGGTGTTGGCGCTGCAACGAAAGGCACGATGGCCCGTGGCCCTATGGCGTAAGATATGAATTACACCGAGTTAAAAGCAAACATTCAGGACATCTGTGAAACTTCTTTTACGGATGACCAGCTTGCTATGTTCACAGAACAGGCAGAGCAGAAGATATACAACGCCGTGCAGATACCCGCGCTGCGTAAGAATGTCACTGGCACTTTGACTTCTGGTGTTAAGTACCTGTCAACGCCCGCTGACTTCTTGTACTCGTACAGCCTTGCTGTTGTAGATGGTAGTGGTAACTATTCGTTCTTGCTGAATAAAGACGTTAACTTTATGCGTGAGGCGTACCCTAATCCTACCGCTACAGCGTTACCCAAACACTACGGCTACTTCGACGATGACACTATTATTCTCGGGCCTACTCCAGACAGCGGGTACACAATGGAATTGCATTATGGGTACTACCCAGAGTCTATAGTTACCGCAGGTACTACGTGGCTTGGAGAAGAGTTTGACTCCGCTTTGTTAAACGGAGCATTAGTTGAGGCTTTACGGTTTATGAAGGGTGAGCCTGATTTAGTTGCCTTGTACGATAAGATGTATGTACAGGCTCTTGGGCTTCTTAAGGTTCTGGGCGATGGTAAGTTGCGGGAAGACACTTACCGTTCAGGTCAATTTCGCGTTCCAGTTAGTTAGGAAAAACAATGGCTATAACACAAGCTATGTGCACTTCTTTTAAGAAAGCTCTCCTCGACGGGGAGATGGACTTTAGTAGTGACACATCTCAAACATATAAGATTGCCCTTTACACATCGTCAGCTACGTTAGATGCGTCTACCACGGCATACTCAGTTACGAACGAAGTATCTGGTACAGGCTACTCGGCTGGAGGAAACACGTTAACGGTTGTTGCCCCCACAACGTCTGGCACTACTGCGTTTTTGGATTTCGATGATACTACGTGGTCTACAGCTACTATTACGGCGCGGGGAGCGTTGATCTACCAGTCTGGTGGAAGTAATCCCGCTGTTGCGGTACTTGATTTTGGTGCGGATAAAACCTCTACCGCAGGTGATTTCCAGATCCAATTTCCTACCGCAGATGCCACCAACGCTATTATCCGTATAGCCTAGATATATGGCCTCCTCCGTTGAATACGTGGGGTGGGGGTCTACTGCTTGGGGCCAAGGCTCTTGGGGTACTGACCTAACTGTTGTATCAGTAGACGGCGTGTCCGCTACTGGAGCTGTTGGTTCCGTATTGGTAGTAGCTGAAGCCGTTGTTACCCTCACGGGGGTCTCTAGCACTGGCACTCTAGGCACTGCTACAGCCACCGGCACAGCAAATGTGTACCCATCAGGTCTGGCGGGTACGGGCACTATTGGTACGGTTACAGTATCTGCTGACGCGGTAGTATCTCCCACAGGGCTAGCCGCCACAGGAGATGTAGGCTCAGTTACGGTAGTTGCAGACGCTAATGTATCGGTTACAGGTCTAGCAGCTACTGGGGCGTTAGGTTCCGTTGTAGTAGCCGCTAATGCCGATATACCTGTTACGGGGCTTGCAGCAAGTGGTGGTGTAGGGGCAGTCAGCATAATAGCTGAAGCCGTTGTTAGTCCTACTGGAGTAGCAGCTACAGGGGCAGTAGGGACAGTGTTCATTGCCTTTGGCAAAACGGTATTCCCGACAGGAGTATTTGCTACCGGCAGTATTGGTAATGTTGTAGTATCGGGTAACGTAGATATACTCGCTACGGGCCTAACCGCAACAGGCGCTATAGGTACGGTAAATGTCTGGGGAGAAATAGATACAAACCAGAACCCAGACTGGCAAGGGATTACAGATACACAATCGCCTTCTTGGAGCGAAATATCAGCTTCTCAAGACCCAAGTTGGCAAAATGTTACGGACACACAATCGCCTTCTTGGGGCGCTGTAGATGGTGCACAAAGTCCAAATTGGCAAGAAATAGCCGCATGAGGTTTTAGATGACAACTCAATATACGACAATTCTGAAGCTCGCCTTACCAGTTCAGGGCGAATTAAGCGGTACATGGGGCGATGTCGTTAACGACAATATCACTTCGATGGTTGAAGAAGCTGTTGCAGGCCGCAAGGTAATTGATACATGGACTGCTAACTCGCACACGTTAACCAGCGCAGACGGCACCACATCCGAATCGCGTGCAGCAATACTAACGCTTACTGACACAGGCACCGCACTAACAGGTGCAGGTACGGTTGTGTGCCCTGCCCTATCTAAAATCTATATTGTCGAAAACAGTACGGCGCAAGTAATCACCATTAAGACCTCCGGCGGTACTGGCATAGCAGTACCTGTTGGTAGAAACATGGTCGTATTCTGTGATGGCACTAACGTAGAAGAAGGCATCAGTAACATTGCCAGCCTCTCTATTGGCGGCGACGGAGCCACGGTTACAGGTATTAAAGACGAGGACGACATGTCCTCTGATAGCGCCACAAAACTAGCTACTCAGCAGTCCATCAAAGCGTACGTAGACAGTCAAGTCGGTGCTAATAACGAATTATCAGAAGTTCTTGCCAACGGCAATACCACAGGCGGCACAGACATTTCGGTCTCGTCAGGCGACGACATCACTTTTGCTGATTCTTCCAAGGCCATCTTTGGTGCTGGCTCTGACCTACAGATTTATCACGATGGTAGTCATAGCTACATTGAAGATGCGGCAGGGACTGGAAACCTTAAACTCAGAACCAACACGCTACGAATTGAAAACGCGGCAGGAACAGAGTTATCCGCATTGTTTGTGCAAGATGGAGCGGCGACACTCTACAACGACAATACAGCCCGTCTAGCCACAACCTCTACAGGCATCGACATCACCGGCAATGCCACGTTTGACGACAATGGTAAGGCTATCTTTGGTGCTGGATCAGACCTACAGATTTACCATGATGGGTCTAACAGCCACATCACTGACGCAGGTGCAGGTGACCTAATACTTCAAGCCACTGATTTTGTTCTTAAAAGCGGAGGAACTGGCTCTTATATTGAGGCCGCTAGCGGGGTAACTAAGCTATATTACAGTAACGCCCTCAAACTAGCCACCACCTCCACAGGCATCGACGTAACGGGTACTGTGACGGCTGATGGGCTTACTTCAGATGGTAATGTTTCTGTTGTTGGAGCAGGAAACACTAGAACTATTGGCTTTGATTTCTATGGCTCATCTA